AACCAACGAAACTCACAGCCCAGAGTCGCCTGAGTTCCTTGCATGGCTCGCCGAAGGCAACACGCCTGAGCCTTATGTGCCGCCACCGACACCCATCCCACTCGGTGACGCGCTTCCAAGCCCTTGCCACGCTTGCGGCTGGCGGTTATCTGGACACGGTGCACGCATACATCGACACCCTGCCGCGCAGCAACATCACCCGGCTGGCTTTCGAGAACGCAGGCGATTGGGAGCGCACATCACCAACCGTCAACGCGCTGGCTGCAATGCTGGGCCTGACCGACGCGCAGGTTGATGAGTTGTTCATCGCGGCTGATCAAGTGAGCGCCTGATGGCTGTTACGGTTAAGGTTTTGATCCCCGCCAAGACCGCCGAGGCGGGGCAGACGACTCAATACACTGCGTCGGGCGTGACGACGATCATTGACAAGTTCACGGCGACCAACTACAGCGCCAGCGCGGCGACGCTCAGTATCAATTTGGTTACCGGCTCTGGATCGGCGGGCAACGACAACCTGATTACCAAAGCCAGAACGCTTCAGCCATCTGAGGTGTATACGTTCCCCGAGATCGTCGGCCAGGTGCTGTCGCCGTCGGCGTTCATCTCGACCATTGCTGGCACAGCCAGTGCAATCAACATTCGGGCGTCAGGGCGTGAGGTGACATGAGTACAATTCTTGTAGACGATCGCGAAACCGCGCTTCGTGTTGGCTACGAGGCAACCGATTGGAATCAGCCTATTTCATTTGAAAGCTACACCAATGCCTTGGATCAATGGACAATCAAGGCTATTGTTCGTGATGGTGAATGTATCGGGGCTTGGTTTAAGAAAAACGATGAAGTACACGTTTCAGTCCTTCCAAAATGGCGCGGAATTTGGCTGACTAAAAAACTGCTGCAAACAATTTTGGATGGGCGTAAAGTGACAACGCAAGTTTCGCAAGGTCATGACTACATGAACGGTATTCTTTTCCGTCTAGGGTTCAAGCAAGACCGCAACGGAACACTAGTTAAGGAGAATTGATATGGGTGTTCAAGCCGCAATAGCTGGCGCAGCCGTAGGCTCGGCGCTTCTTGGAAGTTCAGCAGCAAAAAAATCGGCCAAAACGCAAGCCAAGGCTGCTGATCGCGCCGCCGAGTTGCAGCAACAACAATACGAACAGACCCGTCAAGATCAGTTGCCGTTTTTGCGCTCTGGCGAGGGCGCGTTAAATCGTCTCAATCAGTTGCTTGGGATCGGCCCACGATATGACCAATCACTAGGCAACTTTAACGCCGCTGCGTACCTTGCCGCCAACCCCCAAGGGTTTAGGTTGCCTAACGGCATGGTTTTGCCGAGACAACCTATATCTGACCAACTAGCTTACGAAGATTTTTTATCAAAAGGCTCCCCCCAAGGCAATTTTTTTCGTAACCAGACGCCTGTTGCCGATTATGGAAAGTACGCCCGTGACTTCTCGATGCAAGACTTTACGACCGACCCAGGCTATGCGTTTCGGATGAGCGAAGGTTTGAAGTCACTAGACCGCCAAGCAGCAGCGCGGGGCGGGTTGATCTCTGGTGGGGCGCTGAAGGCCGCGCAACGGTACGGGCAGGACTTGGGGTCGCAGGAGTACCAGAACGCTTTTAACCGCTACCAAGTGAACCGCGCCAACCAACTGACCCCATTGCAATCAATGTCTGGTATGGGGCAAACTACTGCTGAACAATTAGGCAACGCAGGACAGACCTACGCTGGTCAAGCAGGCGCTGCTTATGGCGCGGCGGGTCAAGCGCAAGCCTCTGGCTACATGGGCGCGGCGAACGCTATTTCCGGCGGTCTGGGGCAGTATTTGAACTACCAAAGCAACAACAATCTGTTGGCTGCAATAAATAAACGCCCAACCGGAGCATAAGTCATGCCACTCGTTGACCCAAACATTGCTATGAGCTACCGAGGCATCGAGCTGCCCAACCAGTTGGCGCAGTACGGCCAAGTGCAGCAGATTCAGAACGCGCAGAACCAGAACAGGCTGGCTAACTTGCAGATGCAAGAGTACGAGCGGGCGCGTACTGAAGAAGAAGGCGTGCGTAACTTTCTTTCTGGCGCAGACTTGGCTAGCCCAGAAACTCGTGCTGGGCTAATGAAATTTGGCAAAACTGGTTTGGGGTACAACAAAGCATTGGCCGATGCGGAAACGGCTGGGCTTACGCGACAAAAAACACAGCTTGAAGTAGACGCCAAGAAATTTGAAAACCAGAACAAACAGTTGGATTTTGTTTGGAACGGTGTTGGTGCTTCTCCTACACCTCAAGATGCCATTAACTACATTACGCAAGGCGTAAAAAATGGCAATTTGTCAATGGCTCAAGGGTCTGCTGAAGTTAAACGGTTGCAAAACATATCAGAAGGTGATTTTCGCAAGTACAAAATTGAAAAAGTGCTTGGCGTGTTGGACGCCAAAGAAAAGTTGGCACAGTTTACGCAGACAACTAAAGACACCGATCTTGGCGGTTATATTGAACGTCAAATTTACGACGCACAAGGTATGCCTATTGGCACACCTCAACAATTGAGAAAAACACCAACTATTGGTGATATGACAGCGCAAGGCAATTTGGCGTTGTCTCAAAATCAAGAAGCGTGGAAACGCGCCAATCCTGGGTACGAAATAATACAAACAGAAACCGGATCTGTTGGAGTCAACAAAAACAACCCCCGAGATGTAGTGCCAATTTCTCTTGATGGGCAAGCTGTTGGCATGAAACCGCCGCCTACCAAGTTGATTGAAGTTGACACGCAACTGTCTGCTTTGGCTGGTTCGCTCAAAGCGTTCAAAGATGAGGTTGCAAAAAGAAAGATCACCGGAGCAAAGGGTCTATTTACCGGCGAAGACACCGCCAACATGACTTCTAAATACACCGCGCTGTTGATGGGTGTCAAAGACCTTTACACGCTTGGCGCGTTGACCGGCCCAGACATGGGGATCATTGAAAATCAACTTCAAAACCCGGCAACATGGGCAGGAGCAATGACTTCTAAGAAAGCGTTTGATGCTCAGATTCAAACCATTGAAGATATGTTGCGGCGCAATCACATCAACACAGAAACCGCTTTTGGTCGGCCATTAAAGGCAACTGCAAAAGCAATTTCTGGACTTGGCCCCAACGCATCAGCAGGCGCACCGCCCAAAGGTGTTGATCCTCAAGCGTGGCAATTTATGACGCCAGATGAGCGCAAACTATGGAAAGAATGACTATAGAGCAACAACGGGCGATTGCTTTGGCAAACGCTCGGATGCGTGCGGCGGGCGTCATGCCCACGTTTGCGTCTCCTGATCAAATCCCCGGCGGGGCAACGCCAGCGCCTGCTGCTGTAAAACAAGATCGTTCTGTAATGGACGTGGTTGGTGGCGTGCTTGAAACGCCACTAGCAGTAGCCAGCGGTCTGGTGGGCGGCGTTGTGCGCCCGATTGCGGGCGTGGTGGGGGAACTGTCTAGCCCAGCGCCGCAAGGCTCACCAGAGGCAATTGCTGCTGGTCAAAGAGCCATGCAGCAATCCTCGCGTGGCTTGTTCACGCCGCGCACCCAGACCGGCCAGGACATCATGGGCGGGGTTAACGAGGCAATGCAATACGTTGCTGGCGGTTTGCCAATGCAGCCTATGGGCGCATTGACATCCACCGCCAATGCGTTGGCTGCACCGGCTATGCGTCAGGCTGGCACTATGGTGCAACAAGGCGCTGCTGCCGTGCCGCCTATGGTCAGACAGGCCACCGCGCCAATCACTAACGCCCTGACGCGCTCTCCAGCACAAATGGCGGGTGGCGGTGCTGCCGTTACCGCTGATGAGTTGCTGCGTACTGAGAGGTTGCAACGTTTTAAAATTCGTAACACGCTGGGCCAGCGCACTAAAAATTTGCCGCAACAACAGTTTGAATCAGAAGTTGAACGTGGCGTTATTGCTGGCATACCAGAAGAAACAAAAACTCAGTTAGTTGAACAATTTCGCAATTTTAACGCTGGACAAAAACGAGATATTCTTAGTCAATTTGAACGAATGACAAATCAAGTTGTCGGGGAAGAAGGTCTTGGGATTGATCGCAGTAGTCCCCGCGCAGTAGGTACTGTTGTTGATAAAGCATTAGTAAAGCTGTATGAAGATAAACTGAAAAAAGTTGATGATGCTTATCAGGCAGCAAGAGATTCTGGTGAAACAAAACAAATTGTTAACACCAGCCAATTAGAAAATTGGTTAGCGGACAATGCTCCAGAGGCAATTTCTGTCCCACAAATTCAAACAATAAGTGAAAAATTGAAAGCTCTTAAAAAAGCCACAAACAATCAAATATCTATTGATGATTTAGAAAATCTTTACAGGTCTGCTGGTAATTTGGCTGAAGGAAACCCATCTGCAAAGTTGTTTATGGGCAAGGTTAAAAGCATTATTAACGACATGACCGCAGGCGCTGGCGGTGATTTGTATCGAATTGCCAGAAAAGAACGTAAACAATTAGGTAAGCAATTTGAAGATGTTGCAAGAGTTGATCAACTTTTAAGCACAAAAGCCGGAAAAATAGATCGCAAAATTGCTCTTGATGATGTTTACAACCATGTGGTTGTGGATGGTTCTTTAGAAGAAATGCGTACCGTCACGTCATTGCTCAAGAAAACACCCGAGGGACAAAAGGCTTACAAAGAATTGCAAGGTTATACCGTGCAACGAATGAAAGATTTGTTGCTTAAAAAAGGCGAAGAAGGTGACGCCATTTTGCTGAATAATTTTAGCAACTTTGTTACTCAATTAGATCGAGAAGACAAGTTGTCTTATATGTTTGGTAAAAAAGGACGCGATGAAATTTTGGATTTGCGAAATGCAATCAAAGATGTTTTGGTTAAAGAACCCGGCGCTGTAAATTACAGCAACACTTCTGGTTTTGTATTGCGTGGATTAGAAGCGTTGCAATCTTTGCGCGTGCCATTCGCCAAAAGTGCTGCCGAAATTGCAAGAACCCGCGAAGTTAAAGGCAAGGTCACAAAAGCCTTGCAGCAACCTACCAACCAGTTGGCACCTTCAACACCGCCAGTCAATAACCTTGCACCATGAACTCACAAGACCTCATCAATCTTGCCTTCGGGGCTGTCTCGAGCGTACTCGGCTGGTTCGCTCGCGAGTTGTGGTCGGCGGTCAAGGAACTGAAATCTGACCTTGCCAAACTGCGCGAGGAACTGCCGCGAACGTATGTGGCCCGCGATGACTACAAGGCAGACATCCGCGAGATCAAAGAGATGCTAACCAAGCTGTTTGACCGTTTAGACAACAAGGCAGACAAATGAACATTGTTGATCAACTGCGCCGCGATGAGGACGAGTCAGCGTTCTGTTACCTTGACCATCTGGGCTATCAAACGATTGGCGTTGGCCGGTTGATCGACAAACGGCGCGGTGGCGGTCTGCGCCCAGATGAGATTACCTACTTGTTGAACAACGACATCCAAGATCGGCGCGAGGCGTTGAAGAAGGCGCTGCCGTTTTTTGGCAATTTGTCGTCAGCGCGGCAAGGCGTTCTAATTAACATGGCCTTTCAATTGGGCACGGCGGGCTTGCTGGAATTCAAGCAGACTTTGAAACTGATTGAAGGCGGCGATTGGGCAAGCGCGGCTAAGGCTATGCTTGACTCAAAGTGGGCTACCCAAACGCCAGCACGCGCGGCTAGGTTGGCAAAGCAGATGGAGACTAATCTATGGCAATAGATCCGATCACGGCGGGCTTGTCGCTGGTTTCAGACGTTGTGAACAAGGTCTGGCCGGACAAGACTGAGCAGGAAAAGGCCCAGATGGCAGCAGCAGTCGCGCTGTTGCAGGGGCAGATGGAGATCAACAAAGTCGAAGCCGCCAGCCCTAACGTCTTCACCTCCGGATGGCGACCCTCAGTTGGCTGGGTGTGCAGCCTAGCGCTGGCCTACACCTACATTTTCTACCCGCTACTCTTGTGGGCCACCGCTATTTGGTGGCCTGGAATCAAGCCGCCTATTTTAGTGACAGACGGGGTGATGACTGAACTTCTGTGCGTCTTACTCGGGATGAGTGGCCTTCGTTCTTTCGAGAAGACTCGCGGGGTTGCGGGTTAAGACGCTCCATCGGTGTCCTGACTGGCACTCGTACCGCCGGTAACGTCCGTCCAGCCGGGGGCGTGACTCTTTGACCTTGGCGTGCCGGCCACACTCAGGACACTTGATCACGCCAGGCTTTCAGCAACATCTTTAAGTCTGAGCGCAGCGCGTCAATCTCGGCCTGCTGCTCCTTGATCTTCTTGTGGGCCTCTTGGGCAAACTGGATCAGCGATTCGCGTTGCCAATCTTCAAAGTGGTTTTGCATAGTTGCGGATGTACAGGGTCAGGCCAACGACGTCTTTAGGGATGGGAGTAGGTACGGTGTAGCCGATTGCGGCCAAAGAACCCAGCACGATGCCCTCGGCCTTCTCTGGCGGCGCGTCCTCAGTCATCATAGCCACCAGCATGGCTCTGCGGAAGATCAGCATACCATCAGCCCTATGATTAAGAGGGCCAGCAAAATGGTAGCACCTACAGCCAGCCAAAACGTCCACACTTCAGCGGGGTCTGGGTCTTCGTCAATGTGGTGGCTGGTGTAAGGGCCGAAAGCTGACTGCATTGTGCGGTGATATTTATCGCTCATCAATAATTCTCCTAAATTTACTCAATCCCATGCGCCTTCTCGAATGCTCGGAAGAGCTGAGTGACAAAGGCCGAATTAATATCTTGCGACCAATACGGAAACTCGGCGTATGCCACTCGAAAAATATCCTCCTCTGTCAGCGGCTTGCGCTGGGGCGGGTGCGTGTAGAGAGGAATATCCGCTGGCCCGTCTTTCGCGGCATAAAAACTACCTGCTCGACCGGGGTTTCGCAAAGCCCAGGTAAGTTCAATCAACGTAGTCCAGACCATCGGCTCCTGCTCAGGCTGCGCGAGGGCAGCGCGGAGGGTGGTAATGGCTTTCTTTCCTAACCATTCTTGGTTCAGTTCTGGATCGTCAGAGTCCATGTCTTCCAAAGCCTCCAGCGCCATCTGCGCTGCTTTTCTCAAGTCATCCATTTCTTTTCCCCCATGCGCCGCATTGAACACACCGATATTCCCCACTTTTCATAGCGCCCGTATGTATCCATTCATGCGTGTGATTCTTTTGCTCGGTTGCCACAGGATCAGGCTGCGCGAGGGCAGCGCGCAGGATCATCGTTGCGTCTACCACGGCAAGCCGGACTTCAAGTTCCGTGCTGCCTGACTTTGACTCCAAAGCCTCTAGTGCTTGCTCAATAGCAGCTGTTTTCAAGTCACTCATGCTCCACCCCCAATCCCATGCTCTTGCTCGACCCTCCGCGCAAACTTCACCATATCTCGCCATGTAGTGCCCACTGGCGCAATATATTCAAGCACCTGCTCCGGCAGCGGCTTGCGCGGGGGTGGGGGTTTATTAAGTCCAAAACGCAAAATGTCACACGCACTATCAATATCGCCATTAGCCCTAATCAACGCCTCTCTGCAATCCATCATCGGCGCATCAGTCTTGGCGCGCAGTTCGACGACCATGCTTGCTGTGATTACCGGCTCCTGCTCAGGCTGCGGCTTGCGCTCAGGCTGCGCAAGGGCTATGTCTCGGCACACATCGCAGTCATGCTGCACACAGCCAAGCCGCTTTTCCAATCGCCCGTACCCCTCGGCAATCGCGGAATATACCTTCATGTCCTCTGCCCCTGCTGGCTCAGGCTGCGCGAGGGCAGCTTGGAGTTCTTCAATGCGTTTTTCTAGCCGCTTGATAGTAGCTTCGTGGTACTGAATGATGATTGCATCAGCATCGTCCTGCTCAGGCTGCGCGAGGGCAGCGCGGTCAAGTCTTGCAAGACAGTCCGGGCAAACAAGTTCTACTGTCCAGTTAGGAGCATCCTCATTGCCATAAATAGCCTCCAATGAATTTCGGATATTGCCATATGCATCGTAGATAAACTTGGATTTGCAGTCTCGGCAACAGATGTAATCTCGGTACGCCATTATTTATCTCCTATTTCATGCGCCTGCCTTTGGTATGCAGCCCAAATCCCTTCCTCCGGCAGCGGCTTGCGCTGGGGTGGGTGGGTGTAGAGGGGCACAAAGTCAGGCCATCGTTGCGTTGGTTCCAATCGGCAGAAAAATGGCGCTCGCTGCGCCTGTTGGAGATGGTTGCGCTGAATCCACACCGGCTCCTGCTGCGGAATTGTGGGAGTCACCGGCTCAGGCTGCGCGAGGGCTTCAGCACACTTAGCCCGCCATTCGTTCATGCTTTTGACTGCCCTCCAGCCGGCACCTGCAAATACGTCTTCGCCGTGAAAATCAGCCCAGGCAATTGCTTGCTTTAGTGCTTCGTCTTTGTTGTTCATGATTGCACCTCAATCAATTTTTCAAGCAACCCACACGGGTCGAACTGATCCCACGTCGCCGCCGCCTCCGCCGCCGCCCTCGCCGCTTTCTGTGTTTCGGTGATCATTTCGTCCCCCACATAATTTCTGAGTTGTGCCCCGCAGGCTCTTTGTGCGCCGCGCACCAGCCAGCCTTCTCGGCAGTCTCATGCGGAAACGCAGGCCAAGACCAGCACTCGTTGTCCCACCAACACCATGCGTTGTTCCAACTGGGTGAATGGATTCTCCATGCCGGATACCAGCCCGCCTCAGGCGGTTTTCCCTTATTCCACTTCACGTTTCAATTCCTCAATTTGTTGTTTTGCATCTTCAAATCCTTTTGCCACCAGCACTTTGTAAAACAGACCTCGCAAGTGCAAATGCATCAGGTTTTGCTCTGGGCTAAGACTGCCGCCTTTGGTGCGCTTCATCTCGATCCAAGTCTCCCAAGCTGGGATGAACAGGTCTGGCACGCCTTTCACCACACCCTCGGCCTTGAGGCGTCCAGCGGTGGCCGGTGACCTGGCCCCGCCATTGGGGATGGCAAATATAAGCGTGCTTGGGTAGGTCTGGCGAAACCATTGCACAAACTCTCGTTGCTCTTCGTGTTCAGTTTTCATGCCACTCCTTTTTCAAAACCCTGAAAAACTTCCCGTCCTTTTTATACTTAATCTGAATCGGTGGCTTCCCGCAGCTCAACTGCGCTGCCAAACTGCTAAGATTGTCCACATTCATGCCGACGATCTTGGCTCGGTCTGCAATCTTAATGACCTCCTTCATGGCTTTCTGGCCAGGATAGCCTTCGTGCAGCACGGGAAAATACTCGGTCACGGCGGGGTCAGACAACCGCCCGTAGTAACTCACAGCCAGCATCATCTTGCCGCTGGCTAGGCTGGTGTGTTCTCGCCATTTCCAGCCAGTCAGGGTCATCTCGGTGCCGTCTAGGCCCATGATGTCGTCTTGACATAGGCGCAACTTCTTCGCCTCCGGCTCAGGAAACGGAGCGCCGCAGGCTGGGCAGACCTTGGCGCTGATGGGGCACAGCTCGTTGCAGTTGTCGCAAACCTTCACCGGCGCTTCGCCGTTGCCGTCGCCTTGTTTCTTAGGCGGTGTGACGGCGGTGATCGGGCCGTGAGTGCCAACGACGCCTGCGAAGTCAAGCACCAAGCAATCTTGCTTGCTGGGGCTGGGGCGCATCCCTCGCACGGCCATTTGAAGGTACAGACCAGGGGATGCGGTAGCACGCAAGAACGCAATGCAGTCCAGCGCAGGGAAATCGTATCCAGTAGTCAAGATGCCGACATTGCACAAAGCCCGTAGCTTGCCAGATTCAAAATCTGCCAACTTGCGTTCGCGCTCGGTTTTGCTATGCGTAGCATCTAGCGATTCAGCCGCAATGCCAGCCTCACGCAAGCACTCAGCCACCGCTTCAGAGTGAGCCACGCCTGAGCAAAAGATCAGCCAATGTGCGCGGTTGCTTGCCTTGTCAATGATCTCAGTCACCACAGATTGATTGTGGCCAACAGTGTTGAACTTGGCTTCCATCTCAGAAGCAATGTATTCGCCTTGCCGCTTGTGCAGTCCGTCAGTTTCCAATCGGTGCGTTGTGAGTTTGGATCGCAACGGCACCAAATGCTGTTTAAAAACAAGCTCCTCAATCCCAACTGGCTCCAGTATTTCTGAAAAGATGGCAGTCGGCCCTTCGGTAATCATTCCATGCCCCAGCCGATAAGGGCTTGCGCTCAACCCCACAATTCGCATGGCTGGATTCATGCCAAGCAGCTCGGCTATCAGCTTTCGATAGATGCCACTTTCTGCCGTAGACACAGCATGCACTTCGTCAATGATGCACAAATCTATGTGGCCCAGTTGTTTCGCCCGTTTCGCAACTGAGCCAATGCCTGCATAAGTGATCGGGTTGCCAAAGTTTCTCTGCCCAACACTTGCGCTATAGATTCCCAATGGCGCGTCTGGCCACAGTTTGCGGAGTTTGTCTGCGTTTTGCAATATCAGTTCTTTGCTATGCACCAGCATCAAAATTCGCGTGTCCGGCCAGTTTTGCAAAGCATCCTTTGCCAGCGACGCAATCACAACTGACTTGCCAGACCCGCCAGGCATGTTCAAAACCGGATGGCCTGTTGCGTTCTTCTCAAACCATGCGTAGAGCATGTCTAATGCTCGGCGCTGGTAGGGGCGGAGTTCAATAGTCATTCCAGCCCCAAACTTAACTGACTCAACCGACTTTGCTGCAATGCTTCGTACTCTGGATTCAGTTCACAGCCAAGGTATTGACGCCCAAGATTCTGGGCCACTTGCGCTGTTGTGCCGCTGCCCATAAAGGGGTCAAGCACAATGCCGCCAACGGGTGCGCCAGCAAGGATGCAGGGTTCAATTAAATCGGACGGAAAGACGGCAAAGTGTGCGCCAGCGTAAGGCTTGGTAGTGACCGTCCAAACACTTCGTTTGTTTGCCTTGTCGTATTCTTTGCTGACATTGCCTGATTTGGTTGCATATTTGGGATCATCATCATCCCCGTATTTGTTGCCGCCAAATCTGATGCCTTCGCTTTTAGATGTTGATTGTTCTTTGATGGCCTCATGGTCATAGTGATATTGCTGCGACTTACTCATCAAAAAAATGTACTCATGCGCCTTGGTGCATCGGTCTTGCACAGATTCAGGCATGGGGTTTGGCTTGTGCCAAATGATGTCTTGGCGCAGATACCAACCATCGGCGCGAAGGGCGAAGGCAAGCATCCAAGGGATGCCGATTAAGTCTTTTGGTTTGCAACCATCGGGAACCAAGCCACTTGATTTAGTGTGTTCCATGTGACGCTCGTTATGTGTTTTACCAAGATTCCCCGCCGTTCCTTTACCGCTACCAGAATAACTATCCCCAATGTTCAGCCACAGCGTCCCGTTGTCTTCTAGTACATCCCAAACGCATCGGAATACCTCGACCATCGCCGTGATGTAGTCCTCTGGTGTTTCTTCTAGACCAATCTGCCCATCGTGCCCGTAGTCCCGAAGACCATAGTAAGGTGGGCTGGTCACGCAAGTTTGCGCTTTGATGCCTTGTTCTTTCCAGCGGCGCATGGTTGTCCTGCAATCTCCAAATTCAATCTTGTTCACCCCACCACCTCAAACAGCAACATCTGCGCTGGCAGGCTCACAACTTCTTCGTCATCAATCTCAACGTCGTGTTTCTCGCCACGCAAATACCGCTCGCCATTTGGGGCACGTTCACCAAACAACACCTCCCACTCATGACGCTCGGCCCAGTAAGCATCCCAGACAGATTGATCTTGGTTGCCCCACGGCATATCGCGCAAGTGTTGGATGTAGGCTTCTGGGCGCTGAGTCATCCCACCACCCTCGCCCCATTCCCCCGCAGTTTCTCAATCTCCACATCTCCAGCAGCACACATTGACGGGTTCGCCAGCAGTTCCTTGCTGCTGTAGATGTTTGCATCTGGATCGCCGTTGCAGACATCCTTGCCGTCTATGACATAAATTGCTGTCCACTCGTTGTGACTGTCTTTGCGCTGCCACGGCACCATGTCAGGGTGCAAAACGTGCGACTCGCAGCCCTGCACTTGCCACTCGAGCGGAATGTCATCGGCGTCGTGTCTAGCGCAATGCCAGGTGCTGTCGGCCTTGGCTGTTGAATGGGCACAGGTGCGGCAGTTGACTTCCTTTGTATGCTGCGCTTCATGGCACATTGAGTAAGCTGGGCACCACTTGCATTGGTACCACGATGGATCGGTACTCAGCGGCTCGGGCATCCTGTCAGCCAGCGCGATGCGTTGACCGCGCTGAATATACTTTTCGGCCACTTCCTTGTCATATGCAATTCGTTCTGTATAGATTTCGTCGTTATCTTTGCAGATGGCAACATACAAAGCGCGATGGATGCCGGTGCCCGCCATATAAAGTTGCATCTGCACAAAATGCTCGGGCTTTGACTTCTCAACGCCTTGCTTCTGTACGTCTGCAAACGACTTGGCTGAGTGCGTCTTGAACTCGGCAATGTGCTTTGTCTTGACTGCGCCAGGCACGCCACCCTCAAGCACGGCGTCAACGCTGCCAGACAAGTGACTGCCAAAGTCCACCCGCATCTGCTCCTCCAGCGCCCGCACCTTGATGCCGATCGCCCTCAGATCATCAATGATGGTGGCTTCTTCGTTCCGGCCTCGTCTAAAC